AGCTTTTCAATGTGACCTGCCGTCTTGGTTTGCTACAAAGAAACGTGATTTCATTTCTCTTGTGGCCAGCACCACAGCTGAAGGACCGGAGGATCCGCCGGAATTTCAGCGCTCCCAATTTACGGTCACCCCTTTGATCCTTAGGAAACCAATTAAGGATCATACGCATGGTGCCAGTGCAGCTTTGCGATCGAGTGCATCTAATTTCATTGATGATTACGCTCGAAATCTGGCATCAAGACCATACTTTGTTCAATGTTCACGAGCCGACCAACGCCTTGGTCGGGAGGGTTCGCGTTCGCTCTTTTGGGCGAAAGATTTGACAGCCCGAGTTGCCCCTTATGATTCACCCGCTGGATACATTAATGCTTTAGTTGATGTAGACTACTATGTGGATATGCCTGACTTCCTCACTAATAATTTTAGAACTACCGTTCTATATACTTTCCAACCTGACGAGGTTGCTAAGATGACTGAGGAATACAGCTACACGTTTAATGATGGAAACACCATTTCATATAGTGTAGCTGGTGGAGGGCATTATAACCATGAGGTTTGGAACTATGGTACTGATCATATTCTCGCTGTTAAGAAGTTTCTTGGTATCCCATATCGGGTTGCCGCTTACCTCGTTGATAAGAAGAATGTGGGACCAGATCACGATCTGATCCTATTGACTCCTTTGAAGCGTTGGAATGGCCTCTTTGCTATTTTCGGCTATTTGTTGGAAGGTAAAGAGTTGAAACGACTTAAGCCCGTCAAAGGAGGGTTCTCAAGGATGAAATCTCAGAGAGCCGACGGGATGTACGTATCCACTGGAATTCCAGGTGCGTACGCTCGCGCGACGATACGAGCCGACTACGATGATGCTATAGCTATAGCAGTGAAGACTACCAAGACCAATTTACAATTACCAACAGTGTTATCATACATTGAAGGTGATGATTTGGCTGCACGGAAAGTTCAAGCTTCTGCCTTATTAGCTTACCATCGTGGGATCGCTCCTGAAGTTAAACCAGGAGAGGCTGTAGTTTTTCCTGTGGAAAAATCAGTCCGAAATTATGATTTCGGTGTCGTGTCGTTTAACCCAGAATCGAAACAGACTCTGTTGGCGTTTATGAGTCCCATTATTCACGGTGCATTTTCACCATTATTATCAGCTTCCAATGAGGAGGCATGTATTAGTGGCCGAATCACCAATTTAGTGCATAAGAGGGGAGAATTAACCCTAACTGAGTTTTTGAACAGAGTGATGAATGAATTTGTGGATCTCTTACTCCCAGAGAAACACGTGATGGAACCTGTCGACTTGGACGAGGTGTATGAGCGACAAAATCGCCCTACTCAACGTCAAATTCTAGATGCTTCGATGCCGAATGAACCGGAACGAATCATCAAGAGTTTTATCAAGAAGGAGGCCTATCAGGAACCTAAGGAGCCTCGTCCTATCTCCACTATAAATGGTGTGGATAAGCGAGATTATTCTTCTTACATTTATCCATTGGCTGATCATATCAAATCAATGGACTGGTACGCATTTGGTAAGACCCCAGTTAATATTGCAAATCGCATTACTGAGGTGTTGTCGGAGGCATCCAGTGCTGTCAATACTGATTTTTCAAGATTTGATGGCAGAGTGTCAGAATTACTCAGAGACCTTGAGCGGCGTGTGCTCATAGCAGCTTTCAGGAGTTGTTATGCGCATGTCATCTCTGAGCTCCATTCGTCCCAATTCAATCAACCCGCTATAGGTACCCTGGGCACGCGATATAATACGGGATATGCGCGTGCCTCGGGATCACCCGAGACAGCAGCTTTTAATTCAATTGCTAACGCATTTGTGGCATACCTTACTTTTAGAATGACTCGACTTAACGGTGGATTCATAACTCCAAGTGAGGCGTGGAAGCGTCTAGGGCTTTATGGTGGAGACGATGGCTTAACGGCTGACGTCGATCCAGCGACTTACTCAAAAGCTTCAAGTCTTTTGGGTTTGAAACTGGATGTTGAACTCATCAATCGCGGATGTGAGGGAATCTCATTCCTCTCTCGCATGTATGGTCCGCATGTTTGGTA